TAGCCGCGGCGCAGACCATCGTGCCTATAGCGGCCGGCCTGGCGCCGAAAGTGTCCGGCCGGCTAGCCGCAAGCATTAGGGCGGGTGCCACGCAAAAGGCCGGCATGGTGAGGGCCGGCCGGAAACTCATTCCCTACGCAAATCCTGTTCACTGGGGTTGGCCGAAGCGAAATATCGAGCCGAACCCGTGGATTGCTACCGCCGCCGCCGCCAACGAAGAGCTATGGCTCAAAGTTTACGAACAGCATATTGACCGTATTTTAGGAAAGATTGAAGGAAAGAAACGATGAAACTAGTAATTAACGTCAGGTACACCAGCGGTGAAGAGGTCACCGTAACCCCGATCCTGTCCGATCAAGTCGCTTTCGAGCGCACCGCCCGCCTCCGCGATTGGGGCACCGCTACGGACAGTCCCCTGACGTTTGCCGCCTTCCTGGCGTGGAAGGCCTTGCAGCGCACCGGCCAAACCGAATATTCGTTCGAGGAGTTTTTGGAGAGCGTCGAGGCGCTGAGTCAGTCCGGTGGTGAGATGGGTTTAGCCCCTACCGAGGAGACGGGTGTCGTGTAATCGCCCTGCTGGCTATCAATACGGGGATTCCGCCCAGCGTACTGCTGGCAGAAGAACCGGCATGGATAGACACGATGTTAGAGGTGATGGCTGAGCAGGCGGAAGCAGCGAAAAAGAGATAGGAAAAAGAGCCGGTGGCGGGGAAAAAGAAATCAGCAATCCTGTCGGTCAATATTGTCAGTGACGCCAACACCAAGGGATTCTCTGAGGCGGCGCGCGCCGCCCAGAAAATGGCGGCCGACATCAACGCATCAACCGCCCAAGCGGCCGGCATGGCCACCAAGATAGGCGGCCTGACCACCGGTATTACCTCCCTGGTGTCTATAGCCGGTGGCGCCATTGGCCAAGTTGCCGCTGGCGCTACCGCGCTAGCAGCGGTAGCCGGCCCCGCCCTAGGCGCCGTCGTGCTGGGCTTCGACGGGATCAAAGAAGCCGCCGAAGGTCTCAAGGAACCTTTCGATGGCTTGAAGGAATCAGTGTCAGGCGAGTTCGCCGCGGCGCTTGAGGAGCCGTTCGAGAATCTAGGCGGCTTGATTACCGATCTTGAGGGGCCAATGTCCGGCCTGGGTGCCTCCGTGGGTAACTTGATGGGGGGGCTGGTTGATACAATTGTCAACAATCAAAGTGAATTAGAGAAGTTGATAGCGTCTGCTAGTCAGTTCACCGATGCTATGGGCCCCGGCCTCAACACGTTGCTGGAAGGTGTGTTGTCCATTGGCACCGGCCTAGACGGCATAGCAGGCGATTTTGGCGCCGCCTTCGGTGGCGTCCTCGAAACCTTGGGTGAAAAGTTCCAAGAATACGCATCGTCAGGCGCCACCACTGCCCTGATTCAGGGCATGATCGAGGCGTTGGGTGGCCTGTCGGATTTGATAGGCCCCCTGCTGGATTTAATTGTTGAGTTAGGCATTGCGCTAGGTCCCAGCTTTGGCGGTATCCTATCCGCCCTGGGTGAGATTATCGCCCAGCTGGTGGAGCCACTTTCCACTATCGCCCAGGTAGCTGGTCAAGCGCTGGTTGATGCGCTGGTGGCCCTGTCGCCAATGTTTGGGCCAATCGCTCAGGCAATCGCCGATTTGGTGGTCGCACTCGCCCCGCTGCTTCCGTCGATTGCCGAGTTGGTCGCGTTCCTGGGCACCGCCCTAGCTGAGGCAATTAGTGCAGTTGCCCCGCTGGTTGGGGACATTTCCGCCCTGCTGGGTGAGGTGTTCCGCATGGCCATTGATGCGCTGACGCCTGTCATGCCAGTGATTATTGAGCTAATCCAAACCCTTGCTGGCGTTGCTAGCGCCCTGCTTCCGTCGATTGCTGAGCTGGCCAGTGTGTTGTTCCCAGCGTTTGCGCAGATCATGGAGGCTATCGCCCCGATTCTGGGTGATATCGGTGCCCTGATTGGCGACGTGCTCCGCATGGCCATTGAGGCAGTGATTCCGCTGATTCCGGTGATCGTCGATACGATCCGTATTCTGGCTGATGTGGTGGCCATGCTCATTCCCGTGATCGCCGAAGTCGCACAGTTCCTGTTCCCCGCCTTGGCTGAGATTCTTCAGGTGGTGGCGCCGCTGCTTCCTGATTTAGCTAATTTGATAAAGTCCCTGATTGAGGCGCTACTGCCGATTATTCCGCCCCTGATGCAGGTAGCTGAGGCCCTGTTCCCCGCCCTGGTGCGGATTATTGAGCTGATTATCCCAATCATTATTCAGGTGGCGGATATCTTTGTGCAGCTGGTGCAGGCGCTGACGCCACTACTGCCGCCGCTAGCCGATTTGATTACTGAGCTGTTGCCGCCGATTGTTGAGCTGATGGAGGCTATTGCCCCGGCAACGTCTGCGGTGGTTGGTATTGTCGGCAAGCTCGCTGTTGCGCTGGCTAAAGGCTTGGTGGATGCGGTAATTGCCATTGGCGGTAAGCTGGGCTGGCTCAAGGACTTGTTCTTTAAGATTATTGATGTCATCAAGAAGGCGTTCCAGTGGATCACTGATTTTCTGGATGCTGCTGGTGATGCTGGCGGTATCTTCGGTGGCGGCGGTAGTTTTGGCGGTGTAGGCGGCGGGGGCGGTGTCTTCGGTGGCGGCGATGACGGTTCGTTCCATGGGGCCGGTGGCGGCGGTATTGGCGCCGCCTTCCATAACCTGCTAAACCGGCCACTACCAGCGCCCCAGGTAATTAATAACTTTGAGATCACTATCAACGGCCCCATTGACGCTTTGGAGACCGGCCGGAAACTCCGCGAAATCCTCGACTACTACGACGAACGAATGAGGCGCTAACCATGGGTGTTATGGCAAACATGCTACAAATTTCAATCTTCCCGCCGAACAGCCAATGGAACCTGAACTTACGTGCCGTCGTTGACGGTCTCACCATCACCTGGGGGCGCACGAACCTTTATCGCGCCCCAGCCAATCGGACGTGTCAATTCCAAATGCTCATGGAGCACGTTACTTTAACGCGTGTAATGCAAAAATGGGTCAATTCAGAACTCATTATTACGGCTAAACCCGCGAGTGGTGATTTAGTGATATTTCAGGGCATTATTGACGATTTTAAAGTCACCCCGAAGGACACGAAAATCGGTGATTATATCGTTGATTTTACCGCCACTGAATCCCCTACCTGGTCAAACAGGCTCAACGGTCTATTTTATGATGCTAAAAACCTTCGTGATTTTAATACTCGTTTAGGGCGTGTCCAACGCGAATTAGGCACATTTATTGCCCTGGATGTAAATACAAGTTATTTGGCTGAACCACCCGAGAATCAAATCAGTGTGAAACAACTAGCTGAATCATTGGTTTGGCGACCAGGAGCCTTCCCCGCTTGGTGCCCCGACTGGAAAAGGTTAGCGCCGACAGTTCACCAGCTAGACACGCCAGAGGGCGGCGCCCCGTGGATACTATCGCCGAAGGTGTTAATAGATTTGGATCAGGGCATGTCCTGGACTTCCGATAACACACCCACGACCATCTTGTATAGTGCTGGTGGCCTGTTTGGAAAGAGCAAGTATGCACGTGATACCCGGGTTATTCGTGACACCCGTGACCAATGGGATCGTGGGAATATCGTTGAGCTTGATATCCCGTATTGCCCAGATCAGGGCGGTATTCTCGGTTACGCCGAAAATCATTCTGAGCTGGCGAAAGCCCAGCTTGGGAGCCCCCGCCGCATTCGGCTTGACACCCGCCGAAACGCCGACTTTCTCAACACGTATCTGGGTTGGGAGTGCTGGGAGACTCCCAACCGGTATATACAGGTGACCGGTGACAAAATGGCCACCAAGTACCACGGTGAATTGCTGTTACAGCAAACCTATTACCCGATTGGTGGGACTCTTACCCTATACCACTGGGGCTTTACGCATGATCTTTACTGTGCCTGGGGACCGACCGACGACGCGATAACGCCCCCACCACCACCGCCCCCACCGCCGCCGAGGCCTACCACGTGGGGCACCACCACGACCACATGGGCTAACACTACCGGCACTTGGAAAGGATAGGATATTTCATGGCCACAGCCGACCCGCGCAACGTCCACTATCTCAACGCCGATGGAAGCGACACAATCAGTCAATTTCCTTCCGTACAGCGCAATAATGCCACTAGGCTATCTGAGGCAATCACCACAAGCAGCGATACCGTGGCACTTAACACGTCCTTCCGCAACGCCTCCGGCTTGATCCAACGAATCGGGAAACTGCGCATTCTCAGTCTTGAGTTTCGCACTACCAGTGACGCTGTTGCCGCAACAAGACTGTTGGCGAACAACCTTGCTGCTAGTGACCGGCCGACAAAAACCATCTATGCCGCTTTGGCCGGTGCTAACGACCTGAATGACGCTGTGGGTGTACGGGCTAGGCTGGGCACTGATGGTACGGTCACTTGTCCGGTGCCTACGATCATGCAATCGGGGGCCTACTATGGGGGACAGATCGTCTGGGTTGTGGCCTAGGCCACTTCCCCATTTATAAAAAGTAGTAATTATGATATCGGTGGTGATTTAGGCGGCGTCTTCGGTCACATCGTCTTCCACGGGTGGCTCCCCGGTTTCGAGCCAATGCAAATCGACGCCCGTAGCGTACGCGATAAGCATTAGTGACACCTTACGTGGATTTGCCTTGCCTACCTCGATGTTCGCTATCGTTCCGCGGCTCAGGCCTGTCATCTCCGCCAATTCTATTTGCTGTAACTCTGCGACCTCACGCGCTAACTTGACACGGTGACGTAGCTGAAATCTTGGTATCAAACCGCTGGTTTCTATACTATTTAGCATATGTAAAATACTACTCTCTAGTTGGAGTATCTGCAATTATTTTTAGATAAACTTAATTAATCGCACAAAATACTTGATCTACATGGTGGATTTGTGTATATTTCTACCCATGAGTGAATCACGTTGGCGACTGTCTAAAGAACACGGCTTAATCATCGACGGTACGACCGTTTGCACACCGCATATGGTCTGTGCCAACGGGATCATCATTGAAAATAACCCAGGCGGTTCTTCGTATCTTCGCCTGACTATCCGCATGGATGAACCCATCACGGTTTCGCCTGATGTGCCTTTTAACGTTGGTACGTTAAAAATTGGCATGAATGAAGAATCATTGGTTGACCCTGAGTCCTACGAGTCTCAGGGTCATTAGGCATTTTTGAGGAGGAAAAAAGTGGAAGAATACACGATCGAAGAATTAGCCGCTATGGCCGAAGAAGAATGGTGTGAAGCTTTTTCCAAGATGCCCCCGGTGCCCTATCTAGAGGCCACCTTGCGCGCCATCGCTCACGCCGCCCAGGAAACCACACGAATCAACTTCGTTGAAGATTTATGCGAGACAGTGGCGTTCGCCGCCCGAGAAACCGCGTTCGAGGCGCAAGGTATCGAATACCTAGATAACGAACTTCGGGAGGCTCTAGAACACCAAGTAAAACAGTTTGGGTGGGAGTTCCTGAAACCTCACTTGCGAGACGCTGAGGCTGAGGCTTTGCGCCTAGAGGAAGAGCGCATGCCGCTGGGAGAAGAAAATGCCGATGACTCGAACTAGCGCGGGTTGGGAGTTCCGGCCGGCAAGAGCCGATAGCGGTATCTACTGTGACGTTTGCGGCCGAGTTTTCGCAAAGCCAGCGCCGCCGCCAAATCAGTCCGGTAAAAGGGTTTGCCGAGACTGCCGACAAGCAGCGAAAGAACGAAAAGCAGGAATGTTGTTCTAATTGTTTGTTGGGTTTAGGTGCCCCCGCCGCTTCTAGCCGGCGGCGGGGGTATCAGGCCCCGTAAACTGCTGCGGAACGCCTACAACTAAATAAATTGTTCCTTATTCACTATACCTCCGTCCTGCTTTTTCGTAGCTGTACAGGACATAACAGAAAAACAAAACAACAGCTAGCCGGAATAATGTGCTTCTCGCTATAAATCCCCCGGTATGTCCGGCCCCGGGGGGCCACAGTCAACGTGGCCTGTTGACCCGTGGTGCGACCTATAGAAGCCGCTGCACAAGGAGGTGCAGCGGCTACTAGGCGTGGGGTGGCAACCGGAAGCGGACAAAAATGGGATTTTCGCCAATGGGGAGGCCACCAGCCAGTAGCCCCCTTGGGGGGCTCCCTAGGCTCTGCCACCTAAACCCCCTACCACCCTAGCCTTTACCCTCTATCTATCTTGGCCTACTGGGACCACCGACCCCTACCACCTACTACCTACCACCTATGCACCCTCCCCAACCACTCACCTATACCACCTGTATCACCTGTACTACCCCGGGGGCAAAATGCCTAAAAAAGTTCATTGGTCAAAAGCAAAATGCGTTACGGCACCTAACCTATGGGACCTGGATAATCCCGAGGCATGGCGGGGCCACCCGATGGCGAAGAAGCCTCGAACAGTTAGAGCGTCTGCTCTCTGTGCCGATTGCCCCCTTATTCGGGATTGTGCCGTCTACGCGCTCACTGCCACTCCCCGAATGGCTGGTGTAGTCATGGCTGGTGTCGATATCCCCATCGCTGGGGGCGCCAAGGCACGAGCCGCCCGAAACCAGCTACGCGAGATAGCCTATGGCTAGGAGCTCGAAATGGCGGCGTAGGCGGCGCAACCGGCACCGGAAACGTCGTTACGCGGCGTTAGTCAGTGACAAACGAAAGAGGAAACATGAAGGACACACGAACGGAAGAGCAGAAAATCGAGGCTATCAAAGCCATGTATGAGGTGGTGGCAAAGAGCTTTGCTGAGGCATACACCGACATGGGAAACACGATAGCCGCCATAGCCGACGTGCTAAGGGAGGCTGAGCAGTGATAAGGAAACGCAAACAAAAGAAGACACCGAAAGTTCAGCAGCACCAAGTAGAGCCGACTTCACAAATTGTGGTGTCCGCTTTGTTCAATAGCATTTTCAACGCGAAAAGCCGCGACGCCATGGGTGATACCATCGAGGTTTTCATCGAGGCCCTTAACTCATTACATGAGTATGACCAGCACGCATATGAGGTATTTATTGATAAACTGTATACTGAAATGATGAAACATGAGTATACAAAATTCGGGCTAAACCTCACTGGTGAAAAATTCGTAGAGATGGGTCTGAGTGTCCCCAAGGAATAGGATATAATTATGAAGGTGAGATATACGGTGAAGAAGATCGAGAACGGCCTATGGGAAGTGTCGTGGAAAAAGGGAATCTGGATAAGGTTGGTTTCCTTTCCCACCTTCGCAGACGCCCATGCCTATGTGCGTGAACGCCTGTATGGCACCCAGGCCGACTATGGCTATGCCTGCTGACGGTAGGCCAGCCTGGGCCGGCCGATATGCTACCGAGCGCACCGCCGCGTGCCTGTCTGAGTTCGGCACCAGGTGTCACCTGTGCGGCGCCTACGGTGCCACCACCGCCGACCACCTGATCCCGAGGGCGGCGGGTGGCAGTGACGACTTGGATAACCTCCGTCCGGCTCACCAGTCGTGCAACTCCAGTCGCCAAGACATGCCGCTGGAAGAGTGGTTCCGATTGCATCCGCTTATAAGCCGGGACGGCGACGCGCCGCCCAGCCGGCGCTGGTTTTTAGAACCGGCCGACCCCTAGGCAGTCCCGCGCCAGCACTCTTTTGCTCTCTTTGGCCCCCAACCCCCGGGGTCAGTACATTAACTAAACCAGGAGGTCAAACCCCATGCCGCGCCCTGATCCGA